TATTAAGGGTACAAATAAAGAAACAGAAGAAAAGTTAGTAATGCCACTTAGTGCGTTACCGTGCGTGAACCACGAAGGTTTACAAGAACTGCAAGACGAGACTATTTCTTATTACGACGAGAATAACAGAGACATTAATTTAGTCTCAGGTTTGGATCCTAGCTATAATGCTGGCGATGACAATTTAACCATTCAAGAATTTCTGAGTAGGCCAATAAGAATAGGAAATTTTAGATGGGAGCAACTTACAGAGACTAGATATAATCTAGACCCTTGGTTTGCATTTTTGTCCAATTCCCGTGTAAAACAAAAGTTGGAACATTACAGACATATAAGAGGTAATTTGATGATCAAGGTGACGATAAATGGAAATAAATTCTTTGCTGGGTGTTTGATGATGTCTTACGATCCTTTAGCTACATCGGCCAATGGAACACTTATAGAGGGTAATGATTTGAATGCTAATTTCGCTTATATGCTTGGTTCTCAAAGACCTCATGCATATATGGACCCTAACACAAATTGTGGTTGTACTATGCATTTACCCTTTATATACCCCTATGATTATATAGATCTAGTTGCTATTAATTCATTATCTATGGGTTTGCTACGTTTCATTGATCTTTGTTTTTTGACAGCGACAGAACCAGATGCTACCGGGGTTAATGTGAATATTTACGCGTATATGACTGACGTGAATGTCTGTACGCCTACGTACTTTACTATGGGAGAGATAGCTCAATCAGACGAATATTCTGATTCGCCAATATCATCCACGGCTACGGCAATAGCTGCAGCCGCAGGTAATCTGACAACAGTGCCGTTGATAGGTAATGCCGCGAGAGCAACACAAAGTACTTTTGGGGTTGTTGCAGCGCTAGCAAAATTGGCAGGTTTCAGTAAACCCCCCAAGATAGATTCGTACACAATGGCTAAATCTACAACAGCTAGCAGTATAGCCACTTTTAATGGGGTTGATTTATCAGAAAAGCTCACTATGGACATTAAACAAGAGGTAAATCTGGACCCCGCTATACTGGGGGCACCAAAAGTAGACGAGTTGGGGATAAAATACTTATGTGAGAAAGAAAGTTACTTGAAGCAGTTCACTTGGTCTCCTTCTGATCCCGAAGGAGCAATACTAGGTGTATTACCTGTTACTCCCGTATATTACTATAAGCTTATCAGAGATGGTTTGGATCCACTGATATCCATGACTCCTTCGGCCCTTGTTGCTATGAACTTCAAATACTGGAGAGCTGAGATGTGTTATCGCTTAAAATTGGTTGCTTCTACTTTTCACTCAGGACGTATTAGGATTGTTTACGACCCCATAGCACCTGTTGTACAATTGGATAGAATTAACACTACATATTCTTGGGTTTTAGACCTTAAAGAGAACCCAGAACATTGCATGGATGTAGGCTGGGGTTCAGGTAGGAAGTATCTAAAGTGTGCCGCTTACGATCAACCAATATTTTCAGGATCATCTAGTTTACTTTTGGATGATTTCGATCCCGATTCTAGTGCATTCAACGGTTTCTTAACCATTTTTGTAGAGAATCCACTGGTTGTTCCTAGTAACAGCAACACTCCTGTTCGAATTGTAACTTTTGCGAAAGCCAAAAATGCAAGGTTTGGTTTACCCAATGGTAGCCAGTATTTGAATTATTCAGTTACTCCTCGAATATCATCTTACGAGCCGCAAGCTGAAACACGATCCGATGGTCCCATTGAAACTGTGCATTCTGAAAAATTGCCCCATGTTACTGATTATGTAGGAGGTATATTCTTCGGTGAGGAGATAGAATCTCTGCGATGTATTCTGAAGAGATCAACCCAGGCTTATTCTGTAACGAAGACCAATCTGATTACGGCGGTTAATTTGAGGAGTATTATTGTAGACCATTTTCCACAAATGCCATATCCTGCTGGTAGCATTCGTGTGGGTGCAGATTCAGTTCCAACTAGATGGTTTCCCACACCCCTTGATGTAATTAGTAAATGTTATGTAGCACGAAGGGGATCAGTCAGATGGAAAATCAATTATGAGGCCACTGGTATACCAGGAAATGTGATGGAAATAGGACTCAATTCTGAACCTAAATATGGTAATGTTACATTACCAGCATCTACGACAGATCTTATGGCAGTTTCTATTTCCACACAAAGGGCATATGAGTTGAGCGGAGCCCGTGTTTATAAACACACCGGAGGCACTTTTTCTACTTGCGAAATAGAGGTTCCTCATTATCATAATGCCCGGTTTATACCAGCACGTAATTTTGTTAATTACCAACCATTAGGAATAGCATATCCGTTTAATGACATGGAGACACCTACTTGGTATTTAAAACGTGCTAGCTCAACAACAGCGGGGTACGAAAAGATAGATTTAGCTTGTTCTATAGGCGAAGATTTCTATCTAGGTATGTTCGTATGTACCCCATTGATGTATGATTTTTCATACGTATAGTCACTCGCAGCGTGTGACTACAGACTTAAATTTAATAAATTGTAGTCTGATTAGGCTGCAATTTTAGTTTAGTTTGCTTAACGGCTGAC